GATAGGGGTTCGATTCCCCTCACCCGCTCCAACTTACTTGAAAGGTAAAAATATTGGGAAGAGTCTTTATTGAAGAAGCAATGAGTGCCACTGGCATTACTAGAACGAACTTAGTTGGAGTATGTACCCATCTAGTTCGGACAAAACAAGCAAGTAGTGCCGCAGATGCACTACGAAGGCTCGAAGCAGGAGAGTTTGATAAAGTAGATCTAGAAGAACAAATGATCGAGTACTACCAAGTCAAAAAACCAAAACCTGAAGTTGTCGTTTTAGACGAAGACGACGGATATCATGACTAAGTAGTTTGCTGCCGGCATAGCTCAGTTGGTAGAGCAACTGATAGATATACTGCAAATTATTTATCGTGGAGGTTCGAGTCCTTCCCCTAGAGCCAACTATAACGTAATAGACACATACTATTAGACTTAGGCATTTTTCTGTGCTATAATAATTTAAATATAGCATAAGGAGAAATCATGCCACCACGTAATCATAAGAATTGGTTAGCACAACCAAATGTAGAATCAATTAGTAGCAACGCCTACAACAACCCAGAAATATTTGCACAAGAGCAAGAACTTATCTTTTCAAAGGTATGGGTTCCTATGTGCCATATCTCAGAGATGTATAACAAACTAGACTACCGAACAACACAGATAGCAGGTGTAAATGTTATTGCATACAACACAGGCGATGGTGTTCGAGCATATCGTAACTATGGCAGTTGGGCACCTAGTGGTACGCTAGGAGCACCTATTGTAACTGTTGAACCACAGTTGCATTGTGAAGTAAAGCACGGAGGCATGGTATGGGTAACACTTGATCCTAATCCAACGCAAAGTGTTGAGGAATGGACAGCAGGAGCATTTGATTGTATTGCTGATGCAATTGACACCGAAGAAATGGAAGTGTTTCATTATCACAAAGCAATTATAAATACCAACTATAAGTTATGGCATGATACTAACAGTGAATTCTATCACGACTTCATGCACTACTTCAATCGTGTGAGTGGATTCAATGATGAATACTTTGCTAGAAAAAATGTTCCTTTTGATAATGGTCATGTTAACGTGTCTAGCTTTACTGTTAACTATACTGAGTATGACGGCTTTGAGGATAGAGGGGAGTTATCTTTTCCCAATCTGCCGCCCAACCAGTGGTACATGGTCGACTTATTCCCAGGCTTCAACTTTAACCTTAGGGGGAGTGCCTATCGTAGTGACTCAGTAACTCCTTTAGGTCCTAACAAGGTGCTTATAGAGTTTCGTGGTTATGGACTACGTAAAGACACACCTGAAGAAAGACTTACACGTATCAAACATCACAACAGCATATGGGGACCGTTCGGCCGTAACCTACATGAAGACCTAATCGGTGTAGCAGGACAAGGAACAACAATGCGTGAAGGTACAGAGGCACGTAACATACTACATGGCAGACATGAGAATGGAACCATACACGATGAAGTTGGCATGCGCCATTACTATAGTGAATGGGGCAAGTACCTAGATATCGATCCTTACCAGTAAAACTTAGTTTCCAAAAAAGGTTGACCTTACCTATAATTTATGTTATATTAGTATATCATGTATAGAGTAACAGCATATTTCAAGAATCACAAAGTCACGCAGACATTCCATGATCTGTATGATGCAATTGATTGGCGAGACGTAGCAGATGCAAATTACCCTAAGAAAGTAACATTTGAAAAAGGAGTATTCTCAATGAGAGAATGGATTTATAACTGTTGGAATGTAGTAATGGATCATAACAAAAATCCCCTAAGTGCAATTCCGGACTTTAGCACACGACATATGATTATGCAGGTCCTTGCATGGATGTGGTGTATTGTATTTGGTATCATTGTAGGTAGCATGTACATGGGAGTGTTTAGTATGGTACTACACACATTACTGTTAGGTGCTATTGCCGTCACAGTAGGCACGTTTGAAACTGCCAAACGCAATCCAAAAATGTTTGTACGTGATAATGTAATTAACTCACGCGGCGTAGGCGGCGAGCATGAGTAACAGAGACGTGTTGAGGTTGCTCCTTGACTAGTATGGGTTAGCAAGTCCCATATGATGAGAAGTGGTGTCGCAATCACAACAAAAGGCTCGATGCAAGTATGCCGGCAGGTGTTTGTCGTTAGTGAGGAAGGGCGGAGCAGGAATTACCCTGCGTTGATAACTCCCCTCGCATACACGCCAATTATTGGCGATGGGTTGTAGCATAACGGTAATGCACTTGTTTTTGGTACAAAAGATTGTAGGTTCGAATCCTACCAACCCAGCCAACAAAAAGATTGACTTCTTTGTTAAAGATGCTATACTTACTAGTATCTAACAAAGGAGAAAAATGAAAAAATACTTGATAGGACTGTTTTTAACAGTCTTTTTTTGTATCTCGGCAATCGCTGAAGATACTAAGACGTTTAATGACGACATAATGTATAGTGTGACACTAGAACAAGGCATGGAATCTCAACTAAAATACGGATATTTTTATGCTACAAAACCTTGGACTGAAAAGTTTTCAACAACTTATAGTGCAAGTGTAGCAATAGATAGTGTAAATACAGAACATATGCTAGACATGTACAGCCAAACGCTTAACCTAAGTTATTCAATAGGAAATGGTTTGAGCTTTTACATGTTAAGCGATATTAACCCACACTTTCAAAGGACTGAAACATGGATCGGCACAACTTACAGTTGGTAATTTGGGCAGTAGGAGCAACACTACTATTAGGATTTAGTAGGATTATTCCTCATCCGCCGAACTTTACACCTATACTTGCTGTAGCAGTATTCATACCATTCCTTACAAATTCTTGGAAAACTGCTGTACCTATTACACTAGGAGCAATGTTTATAGGAGACTTGTATTGGGGTTTACATTCTTATATGGCCTGGACATATGCGGCGGTTGTGCTTTCGAGTATACTCGCACTTAATGTAAAATTGCTTACTAGTTCAATTCTAGCCCCTGTGTTATTTTTTATAGTAACAAATTTTGGTGTTTGGACTAGTGGTTATTATGGTTATACAATAGAAGGATTGATTGCTTGTTATATTGCCGCCATACCTTTCTTCCATATGACATTATTAGGTACTCTCGTTTATACCGGAGCATTTTTTGCGATATACAAATATACAAAGAAAAAGTTATTATTCGGTTGACAAAGGTAAATAAAGATAGTATAGTATATACATACTAAGAAACAAAGGATTTTTAACATGTTCAAGACTAACACATCATATATTACTTGTTGGCCACCTTCCGGGGGTATGTCTTGACGTGACTTTTTAAAAAGTTATTTTAGATAAGCCCCTAGTAATTAACTTTATTAGGGGCTTTTTTTATGACTACACTACACCTTACTGCAATAAGGTGTCGTTGCAGAGACAGAGGCCTCGAAAGGGCTAAAGATAGTGTAGTTTTAAAAAAAGTTTATGTCGGTGAAGTGTTACGGTAGCACGTCAGTCTCCAAAACTGAAAGCCGGGGTTCGACTCCCTGCACCGATGCCAATCACTAAGTGGCAGAGTGGCTATGCAACGGACTGCAAATCTGTGTACGGGGGTTCGATTCCCTCCTTAGTGTCCAATTTTCTTCCAAAAAAAGTTTGACCTTTATATATACTTGTGTTATATTGATAACAGTTGTTAAGGAAATTGTTCCAGGAACAACTTTAATTTAAAACTAAACGCCCAATGGGGCAAAAGGAGAAATAAAATGAATGTACAAACTCACAACCTCGTCACTGGTGATGTGACAAAATTCCAAGAACTTCTAAAAGAAAAAGGACTTTACAACAAAGTTGTAAATGAAAGACCTGTTCTAAAAACTATTCCTGTCAGCAAAGTGATTGAAATTGAAGCACAGCGAGACACACAAGTAGGCTGGGCTTACAAACAAATTGTAAAAAGGAATGGTGTTGATAACGGAATCTTTGAACCTATTTCTGTTATGGAAGAAGACGACGGCTTCTTTTATTGTTATGACGGACTAGGTAGAACAGCAATCTATCAATTAGCAGGATTGACTGATATTGATGCTTGGGTTTCAACAGGCTCTAAAGTAGAAGCCGCTAGTCGATTTACTCATAAAAACAAATACGGAATTAGAACTGTAAGTCCTGAAAGTATTTTCTCAGCAGAAGTAGAATCTCAAGATCCGGAAGCAGTCGAAGACGTAGGCTCATTAGGTAAGATTGGTCTTTGTGTGAGAACAAATCATAATAAAGTTATCCCAACTGCTAGTAAAGATCCTCAAATAAAACTTGCTGGATTCAAGAAGGCTATGAAATTTGCTGACGGCAACTTAGAGGTCTTAAGAATGGCTAGAGATATTATTGTTGATGCCTATCCAGAAGTTTTAAAAGACAATGGAATGGTAAGAGCAGACTTGTTTGTAGGTCTTGTTATTGTTCTTAATACCTTTGAAATTCTTCAACGTCCTGGTAAGCCTTTTGAACAACTACAAGAGTTTATTAGTAGTTACGGAAAGATGATGGAGCAAGTAAAACTTCCGTTTAAGAAAGAAGGCGGAAATCAGCACAATAAGGAAAGCGAAAGTGTAGCTTACGGTATAGTAAAACTTTTTACACAAAGCAAGTTTGTTACTAGCAATACTACAAGTAATGTGCGTCACAAAGTTTTACGTGAACGCTATGATCTAGCGGAGCAACGTGTATAATGATTGATAATATAATTAAATTACTATAACAAAAGTAAGGGCGGCTCTAGGGTCGCCCTATGCCAATTTTATTTTCCAATTTCGGTTGACAAACGTGTTTAATGGTGCTATTATACATATATAATTAATTAGAGAGGCACACATGAGAACGCAACCGCAAGATATTATCGAAAGACTAGAAGCAGACAACAGTCGCCTAGCAAAAGAACAAGTAATTTTAGAAGCAATGGAAGAAGGACTAGACGAGTTCTTTGAAGGTGTTACTATGGCACTTGATCCGCTTGTTACATTTGGTGTAAAGCAAGTACCAGAGCGTTCAGATGTACTTACAGGACAAGGTCTTATTTGGAGAGATTTCAAAGTACTTGCCGATCAACTTATTAAACGTGAACTAACAGGACATGCGGCTCGTGATGCAATTGAACTTACAATGGGTGTTGCTACTACTGAACAGTGGAATGGCTTTTATCGCCGTATCTTAATCAAAGACCTACGTTGCGGTGTAAGTGAAAAGACTGTAAACAAGATTGCTAAGAAATTTCCACAGTATGCTATCCCTACATTTACTTGTGCATTAGCACACGACTCGGCTAACCATGAAAAGAAAATGGTAGGCAAGAAACAAATTGAAGTTAAATTGGACGGTGTAAGAGTATTAGCTATATGTCGTTCAGGCAAGGTAGAATTGTTTAGTCGTAATGGTAAACAGTTCCATAACTTCCCACACATTATTAAAGAGATCGAAAATGTACTAAGTTGTACACCTGCTCCTTATGATTGTGTACTAGACGGCGAAGTAATGAGCAAAGACTTTCAAGACCTTATGAAGCAAGTGCATCGTAAAGACGGTAAAGCCGCAACTGACTCAGTACTACACTTGTTTGATTTTATTCCACTAGCAGACTTTTTAAAAGGTGGATGGGATAAGCCACAAACATATCGTAGTAATTTAGTTAAGTATTGGGTACTAGAAAACAATGACATCTTAGAGCACGTTACAGCGTGTGAATGGGAAGAGGTAGACCTAAGTACTCCTGAAGGCAATAAACGCTTTGTAGAGCTTAATAAGACGGCTGTAGACGGTGGTTATGAAGGTGTTATGATCAAAGATATTGATGCACCCTATGAATGTAAGCGAACCCATGCTTGGTTAAAGGCAAAACCATTTATCGAAATTACACTAAAAGTCGTAGACATTGAAGAAGGCACTGGACGTAATGCGGGAAGACTAGGTGCCGTAATAGTAGAAGGAGAAGACGATGGATACAATTATCGCCTTAACTGTGGGAGCGGTTTCACTGACTCTCAACGTGATGAGTACTGGGCTGAACGTGATAATGTCATTGGTCAGCTGATAGAAATCAGAGCTGACGCAAGAACTAAGTCACAAGATTCAGATACTTACAGTTTGCGTTTTCCACGTTTCAAAACATTTCGTGGTTTTGAAGCTGGTGAGAAGATTTAAAGCATAAATAATTCTATGAACGAGAAACTTTTTAAAAATGCCCTAGAGCGGGCAGAGAATCCTTGTCCTCCAATATGGATGATGAGGCAAGCAGGTAGATACCAATCATCATATATGGCTATGAAAGAAAATTGGACATTCGAACAGATGTGCAAACTTCCTCGATTAGCAACTGATGTTGCAATGTTACCTATAGATGAATTTGACTTTGATGTAGCAATACTTTTTAGCGATATATTATTTCACTTAGAAGGCTTAGGTTTACCTTTGAAATTTAATCCAGGTCCTAAATTCGAATGGAACCTAGACGAAGACAACTGGGTAGATCATAAAGACATAGGAAAAGCATTAACCTTTTTGAATTTTCAATTAAAAGCAATTGAACAAACTAGAGATAGGTTACCACACAAAAAGGGCTTGGTTGGATTTGTAGGCGGACCTTGGACTATTTTAAATTATGCGATAGGTGATGAAGAAGTAAGCAATGAATTTAAACATATGTATTTAAAGGATGTGCTGGTACCTCTTTTACAATCTAGCATTAGAGATCAGTTAGCCGCAGGTGCTGATGCTGTTATGATATTTGATAGCGGTCTTTCAAATATTAATAAGAGTTACTTTGACAAAGAATATAGTGTTCTTTTGAAACAACTTGCAGATGTCGGCAATACAGCATATTATTCTAGAACACTTCCTTATAATAGTTTAAACAAAGTAATTGATTTAAATTTTGCAGGTATAGGTGTAGATAGTACAGTTGACCTAAACAAAACTCTTAAGAAAGTAGAACGCGGCTTTGTACAAGGTAACTTTGATGAAACATTACTATTACAAGATAGTGAAACAATTTTACGCTACGAAATTAAAAAATGGTTAGACACTATTGAAGATCCAACAGGTTGGGTATGTGGGCTAGGACATGGTATCCTAAAAACAACTCCTCCTAAAAATGTAAAACTGTTTATTGAAACTGTTCGAAATCATTATAGTTAACCATTTATTGTTGACAAAATACAACCTAGACTATATACTAATAGAAACTTTAGGAGATTTATGACGTGGCTACTGCAAGATCAATTACAAAAAAACCAAAGAAGAAAGTTGTCCGTGGAGCACCACGCATCAAACGTGGTAATAAACTTACTGAACCTAGTTGGGAAGGTTGGGAAGAATGGACTGGCGAACAGTTTCATCGTGCTAACCAACATGCAAGAGCTTGGTATTATG